TATGTAATTACTGTTTTTGTTTGTTGATCTGCATATTGTGTTAATACACCAGCAACATCGTACTCCTCTCCAATCTTAACTGTAAATTCTTTATAGCTGTTAGGATTATCTGTAAAAGCATCAGCAGTAGCAGTAGTGTTAATAGTACCTAAATCTTTAGTAAGATAACTTTCACATATTCCATGTATATCGCTTCTACCATATCCATCAGGATCGGCTGGTACTTTTAAACGTGCTATTTGTGAAACACCATCATAAACATCAAATAAGTATTTAAACCTATTGTTTGCTGTTGCATTACTTGTTGCAACGTATTCTATTGAATTGTAAACCGTTCTATAATCTTGAGGTTCGTATGTTACGCCTGTAATTGCCATTTATTTCTTTTTAAATATTTTTTTAATTTCTTCAGTTGTTGCTGTCCTTCCAGCACTTGCTAAATCTATTTTAAGTTGTTCAAATATATCACCTTGAGTAATTGTCTTATAAGCTTTATCCCAGAATGGTCGCTTCTTTATTCCTTTTCTAAACATACTTTGCTGGACTGCAAATGGATTAATACCTTTTCTATGTGACCATTCTTTTAATAATGGTGGCTTTTTATCTCTAAAGCTGTACGGTGTATCGCTTCTAACTGTCATAACACCCTGTACTCCTTTATTAATAAAGTCATAATAATCTGCCATGAATAAAGTGGCAACAAACTTAGTTCCAAAAAATTTAACAGGCATCTGTACCGATTGCCTTAAATTACCTGTATCTGTTAGCTTTTCAGAATCTATTTGATTTAACACCTCTTTAGTAACTCTAATAGCTAAGTTATTCATTACCTCAGATATTGTCTTAGGCTTTGATATAATGCCCCCTGTATCTTGAGTAAAACCTACTAAGCTATTATACATTTCATTATTTGGCATTATCTTCTTTTTAATTTTTGCATCTGTTCGCTATGAGCTTGAGCCTCCATTTTTTGTTTATCCTTAAAGTAGCAACACATATTTAAAGCATATACAACACCCCATCCATGAACCTCACTAAACTTATCAACTCTGCTATTTGTTAAGCTGTCAACTAAAGAGAACCATCCCCAGTTTTCTGCGAAACTATTTCCTTTGCTTCTTGTATTTTCTTTTTCGCTGTCTGTATCAAAGAAGTTTTTATATCTTGAGTTAAATTCGGTAAGTGATTGTAAAAAAAAACACCTATTGGATAAGCTATTGTTATTGGCATATTCTTATAAAAGTTTTCAGCAGTTTCACGAATCACTTCACTATCTACTTCAGCATCCTTAAAGCCAAACATTGTTTTATATACAGGTCTGCAAATAATAGTAAGTATTTTATGTAAATTATCAAAGATCACATCTTCATTATTATTAGACTTTTGTAGTATTTCCATTACGTTTATATATTCGCCAAACAGTAATTTATCAGCTTCATATTTAAATTCATACCATTTACCACCAATTATAAATCTTCTTTTTTCAAGTTCTTTAGGTAATTCAGTATTTAAGAATGACATTTTTTTTATAAGCTCTTTATATTGCTTAATATTTAATTCTTTAATTTCTTCACGTTTTTTACCAGTTAATACACAAAGTATATTAATAACTCTGCTTACATCGTTCATTTTAGTAGATAGTACAGGTCTTAATTCAATGTAATTACCTATTGTAATATCATCCCAGCTTGTTGGTATTGTTAATTCTATTTTCTTTGCCATACTTAGTATATATAAATTTTTTCAATAATTACACGTTTGTATAAACTTTTTTATTACCTTTGATATAACTATTGGTCTACAAACTTATAGTTATTTAAGGAGGTGAATTTTCAATTTGAAGGTTCACTTCTTTTTTTTATATGTCAAACTCTTTGACAATTTTTTATTTAAAGTATTTATTAAGCTTAAACATAAACACCAAAACACGTTTAAACACTATTTTAATAACTTCTAAGCAATTATAATAACAAAGTTATATACTTATATACCTAAGTAAAAAATAATGCTTTAAAACGCTTTATTTTAATTTAACGTTTTTTTTTGTTGTTTTAAGTATTGTATTGATAAAGATACTTGTATGTATCTTTTCTTATCTTATCTTAATGCTAAAGTGTTACTGCAGTAATGCTATAGTAATGCTNTAGTAATGCTATAGTAATGCTATGTTTTACAGATAGAATTAATTTAACGTATTGAATACCAACCGCGATTATGTTGTTTTAAGTGAATTAAAGCTACATAGCGCAAAGCATCCAATAAGTGATTAAATTTATCTACTGGCTTTTGTAAGCTATTTCCGTATTTATCTACAGCCCATTTATAAGACCTAAACTCTTTTTTTAAATTGCTACTATTTACCACATTGATTTTAAAACGCTTTAATATATCTATTCCGTTTAATATACTATCCTTACCTTTGACTGCTGGTTTGCTGTTTAAACCTAATCTATATAATTCCTCAATGCTTTTAGGTTCTGCACTATCACATATCACTTCAGTTCTACCTATAATTGGTTTAAGACGTTCTGCTAAATCTTGGTTNGTTAATCCTTTTTCGTATAGTATTTCTTTTAAATATAATTCATTGTCTTTTCTATAAACCATTAATGCAGCACTTGGATCTAATGAGTAACCAAAATCTAAGCCTACAGCCACTAATTTACAATCTGGCATTGTATTAACATAATGAACATTCTCAAACACCACGCCTGAAATATTGCCATACTCACCAAGTCCGTATATCTTCCAAAACTCTTTATCTGTTTGCTGTAAGTATTCTATTTCTTTAACTAAGCTCTCAGGTAGGTATATATTGTCTTTATAGTTACTTACTATTACATCAACATCACCAACCTCTTTAGAACGCTTTATTTCAAGTTCCTGGTTAATCCATACTTGTTCGTCATCAGGATTAAAGTCAACAAATATCTTGTTTTCTGTTCTCATAAGTAGCTGAAAAAATTCTTGCTTATATTCAAGCTCATTAGCCTCATTACAGTACAATATATTACGCTTTGCACCTCTAAGCTTCTGCTGGTCATCTGCGCCTATAAACTCAACTAATCGGTTTCTAAACTTATAAGTTTTTTTAGTTTTATTATGTTGTACTATATCATACCAATTATTAGACTTTAATATTTCTTCAAAGTCGCGTATTATAGTACCATCTAAATTAGTTCTGTATTTTCTTACGCTGGTCCACGTTCCTTCGCTTAGATATTCATTCTCACCATACTTACCAGTTATAAGCCATAAAGCGCATATTTGATTTATGCTATATGTTTTACTGCTACGAGTACCACCACGATTAACAACTATTTTAGCTGTACTATCGTAATTACGTTCAAATATTGTTGTTACTTCCACGATTAATAACTACCTGTATTTCTCTAATGGTTTGATCTATTTGCGCTTTATCTGGTTCGTTTAATCCAAACATCTTAGCCAAGCTATCATAAGCACCGCGATAATCTGAGCCTTTAACCATTTCTTTAAGCAAATAAAACTTTTGTTTTTCATCCTTAGTTAGTTCTTCTTTACTTGCTAACTGCATTAAAGACCGCCATGCTTGTATTATTTCTAAGTAACCTTTAGCAACGTCTGACCTTGTTATTTCAAATTGCTTAGCTTGTTTCTTTTGTAATTCATCTATTATTACTAAAATATTACTATTGTTAAGAAGCTCATTAGCCCTTACTGCAATACTTTCAACTGTTGTATTAGGTCTAACATCATAAGCACGTCTATAAGCCTCAGAACCGTTGCCTGTATTAACGTATTCTTCAGCAAACTTTCTTTGCTTAGGTGTTAGTTTTTTACTCATGTTTTAGTTTAATTTCCTGTCTTACGTTTTTAGCTCTGCTGCTGTATGGTCTTAATATAATAGCTTCTAAGTCATCTTTAATATGCTCAAGTTCCTTTTCAGCATTTAGTTTTTTATGTTTTAACCTTTGATAGCTACTTATTGTTTTCATGTTGTTTAATTAAGTCTTTAACCCATTGTGGATATTCTCTATTACTTAACTCTATTATTTCTAATTGTGCTATTAGCCAGCTGCTTTTGTATTTTCCTTTTGTTCTGTCTATTAATTCCTTTTTTAGTATCTTTATTAATTGGGCTATCTTCACTGTTTTTAAGAACTTGTAAAATAAAAGAAGTAGGTAAACACTTCCAACGTTTATAAACTTCCATATATCTAAGATAAAGGCTAAACTCTTTACAGCCATGTATTGTTTTGTAGTGCTTTATCTCTTTTTTTGTAAGCATTATTTCAAATCTGCTAAATCTTTAATATCTACCTTAAACTTCTTAGCTTGATTAGAATAGCTTACTAAAGCATATTTATTAGTTAAGTGTTTAATATAAACTCTATTTCCTTTATATGTTAATCTGCGCTTCATTAATTCTGTATCAAAATTATCCATCCAATATATCATCATCTTCATCTGTTATATAACATAAATGTAAAATATCTATCTCACCAAATTGTAAAGAAACACTCGCAACGCCATTAATATCAAAACACTCTAAAGCTTCACCATCTTTTTCGCTTTTAAAGTAGAGTCCATCTTCATCAATGTAATAGCCATAAGTGATCTTATTTTTTAGTTTGTTTGACATTTTTTTTATTAGTTTTCTTTTTCTTTTTTACTACTTTTTTAATTACTGCTGCTTCTTTTTCTAGTTCGGTATCATACCAACTGCAAAGCATATGCATATAATTTCTTACACAATTAGAGCAGCCCCATGATATATTTAACCTACTGTTTAAAGACTTTAAAATAGGATTAAAGTTTTCTTTTAACCAGTTTAAATGACATTTAGACGGCATTGTCTGAGATTCTTTATAATGTTCTATAACTTCTTTTACATTCATAATAAACGTCTTTCTATGATTCTTAATAATAAAGGCGCAGCTAATACAGCCACGCCTGAAAACAAAACAAAATATGAAAAAAGACTTATCCAAAAAGATAAGCAAAAAGAACAATTAAAAGGCTTGAAATTAAGCCGATTAATCATCGGTTGTGCATAGTCTACCCATGTAGTGGATAAACTAATGATTACAAATATAGTAATAATATCATCCATAAAATTCATTTATCTGCCAATTATTTTTAATTTTTTCATTTAGCCTGTCTATCATCTTTAATAAGGATGTATAATGTATTTTACTTTTTTTAGCAAAAATAGTTCTAACACCTCTACATTCTATTAGTTGCTGTAACAATATCTTATCAACACCTTCTAAGCTGTTTACTAATTCCATGAGCTTTTCTTCTTTAAAGCATTCATTTTTATAGGTTTCTAAGCCTGATAAATCTTTAAACGAATTAGGTAATATATATGTTATGTAATAAGGACTGTTCACGCTTAATAATTGATATAATGCTACTTTGTATGTATATGCTTTTAATTTATCGTTTGATTCAAGTTCTATTATAAAATCGTTTCCTTTTTCAAATACTGCTAAAAATACTTCTTGTACATAATCATCTAAAAAAGGTACGTTGTAATGTTTGCCAATATTTTCAATATAGTTTTTAAGTTTATTGATCTTTACTGGCGACATATACAAATTTAATAATTTTTTTCNACATTATGTATTTCACTTTTNAAGAAGCTTATGTTGGTTCTCATTGCATCACATACTCTGTAGCCACTTTCAAGCAATCTTCTAAGCCTATACATTTCAGGAACCTCAACATTTGCTTCATTGGTTGCTCTTGCTACACTAAAGCCTTCAGCTACTTTGTTGTGAATTACAGTTTCATAATCTTGGTGCGCTTTTGTTCTTAATGTTTCTATATAATATAAACGTGCTGTTAGTTCTTTAAGTTGCTTATTTAGTTTTTTTCCGTTCATTATATCTGTATTGTTATACTGTTCTATAATGGTTGCTATTTGATTTAATACTTCATTCATAATTATAAAATTTTGCTCCATTGTTCAGCCATTGCTTTGGCTATACCTGGAAATGTTTTACTTCTTTTATGACCATCGCCATAATTTTCTGCATACCATTTTGGCATTCTTTTACCACTTTTAAAAGTTACAAATTCACCTTTGCTTGTATGTGTTACAACATCATCGAATAAATTTGGCTTGTCATTATGATATAATGGTGGTAAGTTTTTAAGCCATAGACAAGTAGTTTTTTGAAAGCTATCACCAAAATAATAAGGTTGTATTATTTGACTTGGCTTTTTATATAATTTACTC